TTCGCGCTCACCACCGGGCTGGCCGAGACCATCCCGGTGCTCACCGCGCCACTGAATCTCGGCGACATGGTCGTGCTGACCAAGAACCAGCTGATGATGTGCTATCGCCTCGCGCTGATGGCCGGGCGGGACGACGAGCCGCGGGCGATGATGGGCGAGATCATCGGCGTGCTCGGCGGCGGCGTGCTGTTCCGCCAGATCGCGCGACAGCTGGTGGGGCTCATCCCCATCGCCGGGCTGCTGCCGACGATGCCGGCAGCCACGAGGCGCGCACCCATGCCCACGTGACGAGNTCNAATCGCAGCGATTCCGCCCATTCCTCAAATTTCACCGTGCGCCCGAGCGGATGGCCGGATTCGCTGCGNTTGTATTGCCCCTTGATCATGCGCCCCAGCGGATCGAAACCGCTGGAAAGATACGCCGGGATGTCGAGCTCGGCGCCGATCGCGGCGATGGCAAGGCTCGGCATGCTGGCGCCGCCGGTGATGTTGAGCCGCCAGTAGCGGTACGACGCGCTGGTGAAGTAGCGCACGAACGGGTCGTCGCTGGCCGGCGTGAGGCTGTCCACCAGGACGTTGCTGGCCGCGAAGTTGTCGGTACTGGCGCGCAGCTCGATGGTGCAGGCGCGCGNGAAAAGATCNTGCCCGTACACCGCCCAATAGCTAGCCNCCCTGGCCGAGCCGCAATCGACCGTGACCGTGGCCGGCAGAGCCGTGGGCTTCCACCAGGTGTAGGGCCGGAAATCGCGCAGGTTCAGTACGCTGTAATCGCCGGTGGCGGTGCTCGACGCCGCCGGCGTGCCGTCGTCCAAGCGGTTGTCATGAAGAATTTTAGGATAGTTCGTGGCCATCAGGCGACCCGGAGATTCACGCCGTCACCCACCGCCTCGTTCAGCGCCGGAATGAAGGAATCGCGCATCCACTCGGCCGAGATCTGTCCACTTTCCGACACCAAGGTGATATTCACGTTGCGTGGCGCCGACGGTTGCGCTTGCGGCGCCGGCAGGTTCGGCGTCGTCGGCTGCATATCCTGCGCCGTCGGCAGATCCGGCAACCCGGTGCCGGGGTTGGCGCTGAAGGTCGGTGTGGCACCGCCGCCACCGCCGAACTTCTGCGAACGAATCCGGTTTACGTTGGCGATGCCGACAGCCAATGCAATAGCGGCCATCACCAAACCGAGAATGAACGGTTGCATGGCCAGGGCGCTGGACACCGACAGATAGGTATTGATCAAGGCCTGTCCGATGGCCGCCTTCTTGCCGATCTCGAATTCTTTTTTCTTGCCGGACAGCATCAGGTTCGACACCTGACCGAGCATTTGACCGAGGCCCTGCATTTGTTGGTTGTAACTGCCGCGCATGAGCAGGGCCACCTGGTTCTGCCAGGCCGCTTGCGAACCGTATTCCTTCAATCGCCACTTGTCCTGGAGTTGCGAACGTTGATCGTTGTATTGAGTCTGTAGACTCGTTTTCATCTCCTCATAGGTCTGGAGGGAGATGATGTCGAGCAGGTAGGCGTTTTCGAGCTTCATCTGCTTTTGCAGCAGGTGCTCGTCGAGCAGGACCTGCTCGGTCATGAACGATTCCTGCATGCGCAGGATGTCCTGGCCGAGCTTGTCCGTCTCGAAGCCGCCGCCCGTGGGCGCAAGGGCACCACCTCCGCCGCCCATCATCTTCTCGCGCGCGGCGGCCACCTGTTCGGCATTCTGCTGTGCGGCGGCACTGACCTCCGCGAACCAGGCCAGCACCGCCTCCGCCGGCAACGGCTCCATGGCCGTCTTCTCGAATTCGTCGCGGACCTCGGCCAACCGGTCGCGGCTCACCTCGGCGGCGAGCTGGAGGGTCTCGTTGTACTGCGCCATCGGCAGGCCCATCTTCTGGCCGACCCATGACTGACTGAAGAAATTCACGAACTCGGTGAAGGCGCTGTCGACCGAGGCAATGCCCTGGATGATGGCGTTGAGCGCGCTGGCCGCGATCACCTTGAGCCCTTCCCACACCACTGCCAGACCCTGCACCACGTTGGCGCCGTAGGCCACGGTGGTGCTCACGATTTTCATGCCGGTCATGACCTCATCCATGAACCCGTTTGACTCGCGCGCCGCGTCCGCGAACTTGTTGGCGATCGCGGTGATCATCGGCGACAACTGCACGGCGATGGTGTTGATCACCCCGCCGAACGCGGTCTTGGAGCGCGTCATGGCGTCGTTGGCCGCTTCCACCTTGGCGGCGTCCACCCGCGACAGCGCCGCGCCCCAGGCCTGGGTGTCGTCGGTCGCCCGGCGGATGCCGTCGGCACCGTCGGCGATCAGGTTCAGCATCTCCGAGGCGCGCGCGCCGAATACCTGCTGCGCGAGCGCGTTGCGCTGGGTGACGTTCTCGACGCCGGCGAGCGCCGTGAGTATCCGCTCCAGTTGCTGGTCCGGGCTCAGTGCCGAGAGCTCGCGGGCCGAGAGGTTCATCTGCGCGAAGGCGCGCGCGCCGTCACCCAGGCCCTGGGCCGCCTGCGCGACGTTCACCACCATGCCGCGCAGGCCGGTGTTCAAGGTTTCCTGGGAAACCCCAGCCAGGTCGGCGGCGTGCTGCAGGCCGGCCATCTTGTCGGCGGCGATCCCGAGCCGGTCAGACAGTTTGGCGGTGGCGTCGATCGAGTCCATGGCCGACTTGATCAGCACCGCGAAACTGCCAACGCCGAGCGCCGCGGCCAGGCCGGCAAACGCGGTTTTGACCGACGACACCGCGCCCTCGATGCCTTCCATAGCGCCGCGCACGTCCTTGCGCGCCTTCTTCATCTCGGCCTCGAGGCGGGCGACGCCGGCGGCAAGGTCGATGGTCAGAGTTCCGGCTGTGGCCATATCAGGTACTCGTGGAGGTCATCGACGCTTGGCCTTTTTGCGAAATTCCTGCAGGGCGGCGAGTTCCATCACCTGCACGCGGTAAAACGTGTCGCGCCGGTCCGGCGCGTCCGTCAGCGCCAGCACCGCCATGACGGCGGTGTAATCGAGCCCGGTTGGCTGGTCGGCGGCGAACCGCCACTGCGTGGTGACCAGCAGGAAGCACTGCACCGCCGGCCAGTTCTCCGGCCAGACCTCAAAATCGCGATGGGTCTCGGTGTCCGCCAGATAGCGCTCGATGTCCTCGGCGGCGGCCCCCAGGGTCTGGAGTTGTTGGGCGTAACTCTCGGTTTCGTAGCCCTCGCCGCGCGCCCAGAATCGCGCGGCGTCTTCTAGTTTTTTCGGGGGGCACCCCGGATCGATTGGAAGAAGGCCTCGACCAGCGCGGCGCGCATGCCCGGCAGATCGCACAGCACGCGCCGGTTGGTGCCGTTGAACGGCACGTCGGCGCCGTCGGCATCCTTGATGCCGGACCAGCCGAGCAGGACTTCCTCGATGAAGGCCTCGTCGTCGATGGTCTCGGTCTGCGCGGTCCGGTAGATCTCGTCGAGCCGCGATTGCGGCAGGCGCTTGAACTCGGCCAGGAAATCCGACGTCTGCGTCTTGCCGTGATCCGTGGCCGTGACGTACTTCACCGGCCAGGTGTAGCTGGGTTTTTGCGAGAGAATGAACATGTCAGAGTGCCTTGAGGGTCAGCTGGTTATTGGCCGACGAGGTCTGGAAGACCAGATCCATGCCCAGCATGGTGACGCCGTCGGCATCCTCGTACTTCGGCGCCGCCACCTGCACGGCCGGGGCGTCGAGCTGCACACGGTTCCCGGCGGTGGTGCCGTGCGTGAGAGTCATCGCGCCGGTGGTGGCGCCGGCCACGGTCGTAAACCAGTTCTTGGTCGCAAACAGCACGTCCTCGAGCGACACGCTGCCGGCCACCTTGCGGTTGGTGATGCGCACGTCCTCGGTGGTGTTGACGTAGGCCTTGTGCACCACTTCGTTGCCGATGTCGATGTTGAGGCTGGCCAGGATGGCCGCGTAGGAATGCAGCGAGAAGGTGGTGTTGACCTTGTTGACCGGCAACGGCTTCTGCCAACTGGTCAGCGTCAACGTCGGCAGCGCCGTGTCGGTCGGCGCGTTGTAGATGCCGGTGAAACTGAACTTGAACATCGGAATGCCTTCGTTGCCCAGCTCCATGCTCACCGTGCCGCGACACCCGGTGATCTTGTGCAGTTTGCCGTCGAGATGGAAATAGAGCGTGACCGACTCGAACGCCGAGGAGATCAGCGCGTAGGTCACATCGACGCCGACGTTGACCGTTTCCGAGCAGCCGCAGGCACGCAGCAGCGGACCCCAGGCCGGGGCCGTGCCGGCCGCGCCGCTGCCGGCCATTTCGACCTCCATTTCCACCGCCACCTTGGCGCTGGCCGGAATCTGCCCCAGGTTGCCGAAATACGGCAGCGCCAGCTCGCGCTCCTGCATCTCCGCCTCGTAGGGCGAGATGCTCAGCGATTTGGCGAGGATGGCGTTCGCCGCGCCGGTCGGTGTCGGATCGACGCCATAGGTAGTTTCGATCTTGGCGAGGACCGCCTTTTTCATCATCAAGATGGGCATGCGGGGCTCCTGAAATTAAAAAACCCGCCGGTGGCGGGTTGGGTTCGTTACTCGTCGGTGGGTGGATTCGGGTCGGGTGGCGGTAATGGCGGTGGCGTGGACGGTTCCGGCACCGTTGTACGCTCGACCAACTTGCGTTTGCCGGTTTTCTTGTCGATCACGTAGGAACCGCCCTGCCCTTCGAATTCGTCGGTCATGGTTTTACTCCGCGTGCACTACTGTGAAATCGGTCGCGTGTGCGAATTTGTCGAGCTCCGGTTCGTAGACATCGGCCTCGGTGCCCATAAAGATGTCATACACCGTGACGCCGGCAATCGTGGTGCCGGTGATGGCGCTGCCATAGCGTTCGAGCGCCAGGCGAACCTGTTCAGCCAGAGCGTGGCATTCGTCGTAAGTCGCGGCCCAAGCCGTGACCTGCAGGCGCACGCGCGCCACACCCGGGTCACTGTGCACTCCCTGGATTCGTTCTGAGGCCACGCGCCGGTAGACGATGTTCGGATAGGTCGGCTCCTGCGGCATGACCACCGGATAGATACGCGCCACGACCAGGCCGGCAACACCGGCGTGCGCGGCCAGCACCGTCTTGATGACTTTCTCGGCCTTCATTTCACCACCTGATCGAGGCGCTTACGGATGTAATCCGCCACCGCGTCGAGCGCAGCACTGGAACGCGCATCCAGCGCCGGCCGCAGGAACGGTTTCTTCCTGGCACCGGGATGGGTGACGCGCTTCTTGAAGACGTTGCCGTGCAGACGCAGCCGCTTGGCATTACGCGCCTTGATGATGTGCGGGCCGGTGCCGAACTCCACCATGTGCGCGTAAAACACCTTCGCGCCTTTCTTGAGGTTGCCGGCCGTGACCCGGGCCGTGACCACGCCGCGACGCACGCTGGTGGTGACACGTAGCGTTCGGGCGAGTTTGCCGGACTTCACCGGCACGCGGGCGCGGGCCTCGTTCAACACCACCGTGGCGCCGGCACGCATGGCGCCGCGCAGGATTTTCGCCTCCAGCTTGGCTGGCAGCGTCGCCAACACCCGATCCAACTCCGGCAGGCCCTTGACATACTTGAGGTTGATGCTCATGGGTTGATGAGCTGCGCGATGACCTTCATGCCTTCGCGCCGGCCGAGTTCCTGCACCGCCTTGATGTCGTAGTTCTGGTTGTTGTAGACGATCCGGCACGTGGCATCGATGTCGCTGCGGTAGTACATGCGAAACTCGAACGTGGCCAGCGCCGCCAGCTGGTCGGAATCGAACACTTCGCTGCCGGACAGTTGCGCACGGCTTGCCCAAACCTCGGCAATCAAGACCCATGACTCGACCGGCTCGCCATAGTCATTCTGTGTGCTCGTCAACCGCTCAAGGCGAATCTTGCGGTCCAGCTCGCCGGCGCGCATCAATGTCTACCTGTCAAAATGCGTGCACCACGAACGGCATCAACAGCGCGTTGGCGCTGTACGGCACCTCGACGATCGTGGCGCCGACCAGCGCGCTCTCGCGGCGGGCATAGAGTTCGCCCAGGATCAGCAGCAGCGCCCAGCGGATCTGCGGCGGCACCGCCAGGGCGGCGCCGTAACCGGCCACGAACCGCACGGTGATGTCGTTCGGCATGCCGCGCACCGCCGGCCAGGCCTTGCCGTAGGCCGGCACGATGCGGCCCGGGCAGGTGACACTGGTGGCGTTCAGCACGCTGTATTCGGTAGTGGCGAGCGTCTGCGTGTCACCGTTGCCGTCCACGTATTGCAGGCTGGTGACCGACACCAGCGGTGCCTTGGGCACCTCGAGGCAGGCCGGGAACGCGCCGAACTTCCAGTCCCAGGTTTGGGTGACGAGCGCGCGATTCGTGAACGATTCCGCGATCTCGCGCGCGGCGGAGATCAGCGACTCGATCAGTGAGTCCTCATCCGTCGTCGTCACGCGCAGGTGGTCCTTGGCCTCCGCGAGCGTGACCGGTTCCGCGCTGGGCGGCGTGACGGGGATGAGTGACATGAGTTACTTCTTGCCTTTCCGTGATTCCTTGAAGGCTTCGGGTTCGGCCTTGATGGGTTGTGTGCTGACCAGCACGTCACGATCGGTGGTGACGGTTTCGGCACCTGTGACCGGCACGGCCGCACCGCGTTTGATGAAGTGCTGGGCCGAGGCCTCGTTGAGGTCGACGACCTGGCCGTTCTTGTAGCGTGTGCGGATTTCGTCTTTCAGTTCGTAATCGCGCACGAAACGGATTTTGACTTCGGGCATGTTCGCCTCCGTAAAAACAAACGGGCGACCGAGGCCGCCCGTTTGTACCGGCTGAGTTGCTGTGAATTACGCGACGATCTCATCCACCGTGGTGGCGTCGCTGTCGCTGGCCGCACCCTGGCGCGCGCTAAAGCCGAGCACCGTGCCATCGATCAGCGACGCCGCGACGGCAACCGTCACCGACAACCGAAAGTGGTCGAAGTTGTTGTCGATGTCGAGGTCTTCGGACGGGTGCAGGTTGATGAGCACCTGCTTGTTGCTGTCGGTGCCGGCCTGGGTGAGCTGGGTGATGGCCTTGCCGGTAACGTCCTTGGCGCCGGTGCCGCTGGCATCGGTGGCCTGTTCCAGCTTGGCGTCCACCGTGCCGCTGGCGCCGAGCGCGCCAACCTTGAGGATGGCGAGGTAGCGCTGAAACTTCGCGGCATCGACCCAGCCTGAGGTTACCGTGCCTGCACCCTGCGACACGGGATTGATGACGCCGACGACGGCGGCGGCTTCGCTTGCTTTGGCATTGAGAGTCATTTTGTTCTCCTGAAATCTTGATGGAAGGAAGCGGGGCCTTGCGGCCCCGGTTCGTTACGCTTACGCGCGCACCGCCAGCGCGACGTAACCCGAGCGGGTCACGGCACTGTTGGGCGGGGTGATGGCGCTCTTCAGCACCGGCTGGCCGGCGACACGGAACACCGCACGGAAGGCGGTGGCCGCGGCGTCGAAGTACAGGTGCATGGAGGTCGCGGTTTCGATGCCACCCTGTTTCGTGAGCGTGCGGTACATGCTGAAGTTCACGAAGTAAATGTCGCCCTGGTCGCCGAGCGTCTGGCAGGTATCACTCAGCACCACCGGCCGGCCGAGCAGCGTGCCACCCGGGGCCGACTGCAGGCCGTTCGGCGCGACATACATCGGCTGATCGCCGATGGTCATCAGCGGCAGCTGCGGGTAGGCATCCGGGTTGATGAGCCACACGCCACGACCGGGGTTGATGAGCCGCGAGAACATGTTGACGACGTTGGTGGCGTTGATGGTGTCCGCCGTCTGCGAGGTCACCTTGGCTTGCGCCACGAGCGCGGCGGCGTTGAAGATGCCAAGCGGCTTGCCGACGCCGTTGCCGTTCACGATGGCATCGTTGGTCTTGTAGCGGATGGACTCGCCGACCTTGCGCATCAGGTAGGCCGAGACCGCCGGCGCGTCCTGCAGCAGCTCGTCGCTCACCGGCACCAGCGCCATGAGCTTGTTCATGCGCATGGTGTTGGGGTTGAGCTTCGGCTTGGTGGCGGTGGCGGCGTCGGCCTCGCCTTCCCAGTAGGCGCGCACGCCGTCGGTACCCCACGGGGTGGTTTCGTCGGACGGGAAGGTCATGGAGTTGCCGGAGATCGGCATGTTGTCCGTCAGCGGCAGCAGCGCGTCTTCCTCGAGCGACATGCCCCAGATCTCGCGGCCATACTCGGGCGGCACCAGGAAGCCGCCATCGGCGCCAGTACCCTCGTTGCCGTAGGTGCTGGGCGCGGCGGCGCCGATGCGCAGGCGCTCATCCATCGTGTGATTCACCGGCACGGCGGCCACGGCCGCGGCGAACTCGCCGAAGCTCTTGAAGCCGCGCTTCGGGTCCTGCTCGATGCGCGGGGCGCCGCCGGTGATCTGCGCGGCCTCGGGGATTACGAGCGCGCGCTCGGCCTCGATCAGCGCCTGCTCGCGGCCGATGGCGGCGTTCACGCCTTCCAGCTTGCCAACCAGCTCGGCGTGCCGGGTGGTTTCCTCGTCGGTCAGCTCGCGGCCGGCGGCGCTGGCGGCCTCGGTGATGGCGCGGGCGTCCTTGACGAGCGCTTCCTTTTTCTGGAGGAGAGCGCGAAGGGTCTTGTTCATGTGGGTAATCTCCTGAGTCGAGAAATGAAAAAACCCGCGCGAGGCGGGTTGGTCGGTGACAGCATCCGGTCATCGGACCGGCACCGGGATCGCATCGGCGTCCCGGAGGTGGCGTCTGTCTGCGCCTAGAGCACTTCCTGCAAGGCAAGCTCGGCCGCGGCGCGCCTGGGCGACTGCGCGCGCTTGCTGCGGGACAGCCGGGCGATGGTTTCGTCCAGCGTCTCGATGCGGTCGGCCATGTTCAGTTCCAGCGCCTCCTTGGCACCGACCACGCGGCCCTGGCCGTAGCCGTCGCGCACTGCCGCGGGGGCCGCGCCGCGGTATGTCGCCACGGCCTTGACGAACATGTCGTAGTACTCGTCCACGCGCTTCTGGATGGCCATGCGCGCCTCATCGGCAAGCGGTTCATAGGGGTTGCCTTCGGTCTTGAACTTTCCGGCGCTGATGAGTGACGGCTTGATGCCTTTGAGTTCCAGCGCCTTGGACCAGTCCTCGTGCGCGGTGTAGACACCGATGGAACCGACCTCGCCGCCCGGGGTGACCACGAACTCCTCGGCGGCGGCGGCGATCCAGTAGGCGGCGCTGGCGGCGAGCGAATTGGCCACCGCCACCACCTTTTTCTGGCCGCGCGCGGCGTGGATCTCGGCCGCGAGCTCGGCCACGCCGTACACGCTGCCGCCGGGCGAATCCACGTCAATCACGATGGCGCCCACGGCCGGGTCGTTGAGCACCTGGTTGAACCGCCGCGAGAACCCCTCGGTGGAGGTGCCACCGGGGCCGGAGATGTCCTGCACCTGGTGGATGCGCGGCGAGACAATACCGAACAGCGGCAGCACCGCCACCGCGCCGGGGCGCGAGGCATCGGCCGCGGTGCGCGCGACCGCCACCTGCGGCGCGTTACCGACGGCCGCCTCGATCTCGGCGCTGTTGTAGCGCGTGCCGCTCGACCAGCGGTGGATCACCGAGGTGATGGCCGCCAGCCGTTCCGGCAACAGCGCCCAGGGCGTGGACAGGAACTCGGCGATCAGCAGGGCGTGTTTCATTCTGAAATTTCTCCTTGATTGGCCAGTTGTTCCAGCAGCTCGACGGCGATCGGTGCGATGTCGGAAACACCGGATTCAATCAGAGTGTTCATTCGCGTGCAGTATTTACTGGCGGCCTCCATCGGCACACACAGCGCGGAGGCGACGTGCGTCGCGTGCTGCTGGTAAAAATCACGCGCGGCGGTAACACGGTCGTCGCCGCGTTGTACGGCCTTTTTCAGGGCCGTAATTTCACGCCCAACGATCCGGCTGATTACCCAACGAGCCAGCGCTTCACGCGAGGCACCACGAGTGCCACGTGAATCCT